TTAAGCAACAAGATGGATAATTCCTTACTGGCTGTAAGGGATATTAACCATAAATATATTGTAGTAGAAAGGAGTAAACAATGAAAAGATTGGCTAATAGCAACAAAGAAATACATACATTGATTGATAATGCTGAATACTGGCTGCAAGTGTACTTTAAATTAAAAGATTATGAGGATTTTGAAGAAATTTTCCGAGAGAAAATGACTAATGCAGCATGTGACTTTTTGAGTGACAAAGAAGAATTTGGGAAGTGGCTTGACCGAAATAAGTGGATTGCAAAGAAATGTGATGAATGGGCAAGAGCAGAGGGACAAGGCAGACTTGTTAAACTGCCTTGCAAGGTTGGAGATATAGTATATTTTGCACATCATGACAGAGTAATCTCTTCGGAAGTTTTATCGGTGAAATATCATGCAGAAGCTGAAAATCACGGTGCTTTTATTCGTAAAAGATTGACCATTGATGTTGAAGGAATTTCTGCAGAAATTGATTTTGGCGATATTGGTAAAACAGTATTCCTCACAAAATCCGAAGCAGAAGCAAAACTGAAAGAATTGAGAGGTATGGAATGACAATTAGTGAGTTTTTCAAAGAGAAATATTCAGTAAGAAAAGATAAAGAAAACATCTATGGTGTTGGAATGAGTGATGCAGAGTTTCGTCATTTTATTATTCAATATTTGTTACCAGAAAATTGGTATGTTGTTGACCCAATAGGGCAGTCACAAGTCAACGAAATAGCTATCAACGAAATTCTAACTAAGTATTCCAAGAAGTTTAGACGAGAGCGCAAGAAATATTTAAAAGAATTGAGAGGTGGAAAAAATGACTAAGAAAGAATTATATACTTGTGATATTTGCCATACCGATTATCGTGAAAAGGCAGATGCTTTAAAGTGCGAAAAAGAACATCTCAAATGCGTTAAAATCACAGACGCTAGATATAATGCACATTTCAATTTACCATGCAAAATCGAAGTGGAGTTTTCAGATGGGACAAAACATTGGTACAGACAATAAAGAATTGAGAGGTGCTGAATGAATCGTAAGAAACGCTATGGTGTCTGGAACACCAAAAAGAAAGAATTTCAATTTGGTATTTGTGAACCAAGCAAAACAAAAGCAAGAAAGAAATTATTTGAAAAGATTGGGAAGGATGCCTACAAATACAGATTTCAAATCAAAGAATTGAAACTAGGCAATCCAAAGGCTGAAAAATTACTTACTATAGAAATTGGAGGTGATAACAATGACTAACGCAGACAGAATTAGGGCAATGTCGGATGAAGAATTGGCAGAGTTTTTAAATGGGGTAGAGGAATACGGTATTTCATCGCAGTATATTGATGTTCCATGCGATTGTTGTTGTGAAAAAACAGCATGTGATAAATGTTGGAAAGAATGGCTTCAATCAGAAGCAGAATAGGAGGAAATATGAGCAACAATTTAGAATTTATGAAAGAGCATAATTGTAAACATCTAAAAAACTGTAAGTTTGCTAGTGTTGTGAAATATCAGTATTCGGATGATAAAAAAGGATGGTATATACAATTTGGAAATGTGCTTCATGGTATAAAATATTGTCCTTATTGTGGTATGAGATTGGAGGATGAAAATGGAAGATAGATATTTATTTAAGGCAAAGAGGATTGATAACGGAGAATGGGTGCAAGGGTATTTATATGGTATTTGGGAGAAAAGATACATTCTATGGGGAATGACAAATGATGTTCCCAATATGATTGAAGTAGACCCATCCACTATTTGCCAATGTATAGGGAAAAGGGATAAGTACAATCACCTTATTTTTGAAAATGACCTTATGGATGGTTTTATTTATCCGTACCTTTCTGGTTTGGATTCAGAACATGATTACTTTGCAGAGGTTTGCTGGTGTGATGATATTACAGGATTTGGAATATGCACACACAAATACAAAAATTCGGATGTTCGTGGTTCGGCAGATGGAGATGTTGATTTACTGGAAGATTTTGATTCCAGTAAATGGGAAGTTATCGGCAACATCTTTGACAATCCAGAGTTATTAGAAAGTGAGGAATAATATGACAGAGAGTGAAGCAATTAAGATATGTAATACCATTATTTTCGCATCGTCCTTGAGCAATCCCCAAGGGACAACACTAAATACAACTAAAGAGGAACTTGCAGAAGCAATGGGTATGGCAATACAGGCACTTGAAAAGCAGATAAACGGCAGATGGATTTCTGTTAATGAAAGAAAGCCAGAGGAATTTGAAGATGTACTTGTTGCTTTATCTGGCAAAATTAGAGGTGGAACGTGTGATGGAGAATATCGTGATGATATTTGTGTTGGATATTATGGATATAACCGATGGCATAATCATACAAATTTGTATAATTGTAAGGTTAATTATTGGATGCCATTGCCAAAGCCTTATAAGGAGAGTGAAGAGTAATGAGACTGATTGACGCAGATGAGTTAAAGGAAGAATTATCACAACAATGGTTTATAGATATTCTTCTTACAAAAACAAACAGTAATGATATGTATAGTGCTTTGGCAGAAAAGATTGATAGTCAACCAACCGCTTATGATGTGGATAAGGTTGTGGAACATCTGGAAACGGCTAGGGATGGCTATTCAACCGCAATGTGTATGACAGCTACTAATGCTGAACTTGTTAAGCGGTTCATAGCAAAAGATAAAGCAATGAATTTAGCAATCGAGATTGTAAAAGCAGGTGGCATGAATAATAATTCAAAAACAAGTGACTAAGTAAAAATACTAGAAAGGACGGATAACATGGCAGTAAACAAAAGAGCAGCAATGAGGAGAGAAAAACGTGTGCAGGAGAAATTGACCGGCGGTAAGCCAACACAAACAAAACTTATGGCAAGGGCATATATAACTGGTAAGAATGAGGGATTTGAACTTGCTACCGGAATTATGTTTCTTGCACTTTGCGAAGAATTTGGATTTGGAAACAAACGAATCAATCGGCTTATTGAACGTATATCCGATGAATCAGTAAAGATGGATGAAGACCCAACAAAGTTTAATGTTGATTGGTACATAGATAAAGTCAGAGAGAAATGCGGTGTCCGAATCCTTAAATCAGATGAGGATGAGTGAGGTGTTTGTTTGAGCAATATCTATCAAAAACGATTGTACGATAGAAGAAAGCAGAACGGACTTTGCATTGATTGTGGAAAGCCACTAGATAGAGACGGCTTACGATGTATAAGTTGTCGCAGTAAAAAGTCGGAGAACGAAAGAAGAAATAAACAATGTTATAAAGAAGTTGGCATATGTCCTATTTGCAGAAAGGTTCCAATCGGCAGTAGCGAATCATCATGCCCGGAATGCCGTGCAAACGAATCAATACAATGCAATAATCGAAGAAACAAAAGTGAAGAAGCACGAAAGAGATATAACCAAGAACACAAGCAATGGGCGAAACTTACATATAAGAAGGACGTAGAAAAAGGTATTTGTCCACGGTGCCGTAAGCGAAAAGCCGATTCCGGGTACTTGACTTGTGGAATATGCAGGGAGAAAAGCAGAAATAGTCAGAGAGCAAAGGCTGGCACCAAAAAGAAAACGTGGATTGAAAACGGCTTATGTTGCTTTTGCGGTGGAAAAGTAAAAGATGGATATAAGGTATGCGAAAAGCACTATCAGATGAATGTGGAAAAATCACGCTCCCGAAAAGCTAAAGAAGCAAGAAGAGAATTACAAGAGAGCGGAATATTATATTAAAAAGGAGAAATAGACCATGCAAAGATTATCAGAAGAACAGTATAGAGAAGTAATTGCGGAAATCAAACATAGTGAACTTCCGAGAAAAACGCAGGAGTTTTTAATTGCGTTGGTTGATGAAGCCAATAAACCAAACAAAAAATTATAGGAAAGGAAAAGGCTTATGAGATTAGGAAAGTATTTATCCTCATTGACTAAGCCGGAACTTGATGAAATTGAAAAAATTTGCAATTTCACAGAAGATGAAGAACAAATATTCAAATGCATATCAAAAGGCTATACATTAAGACAAATAGAGATGAAATGCAATATGTCGGAATCAACCGTCATAAGAAGAGTATCAAGGATTGATTGGAAAATAAATAAGGCAAAGGAGATGACAAACTATAAATAGTCAAGAGGTTTTTGAAAAAAATTATACTTGTA